CACGATCGGTCGTCGCTCTGATGGACTAGTGGTGTTTACTGACATCGCGCATCGCCCTCAGCACACAATCGATCGATGGCATCGCGAGCGCGAGAGTGACGAGACGTCGCCGTTCGCTGTCGCCGTTCAACGCTCGACGTCGGGAAGGACATACGAGCTCGAGCTCGACGAGTGCCTCTACGTTGTGAACGACAACGGGACGCTTAGCGACAGCCCTGAGGGCGCTGGGATGCTGTTCCTGATCGCAGAGCGCATCCGCAAGCTCGGGGTGTACGAACCGCTCGAGGGCACGGAGATGGTGTCGAGTCTCGGCGGCATCCCGGTCACGCGCGCACCGATCGAGGAAATGAAAGCAGAGCTGCGCAAAGAGCTCGGCAAAGATCCAAGCGCATCTTCCAAGATCGCTGCTGCCATACTCGCGAAGCTGCAGCCGCTCCGAGACTTCGTCGGCAAGCGGTACAAGAGCCCTTCGGTATTGCAGTGGTACGAGCTCGATTCTGCTACCTACGAAACGACAGACGGCAATCCGACATCGGTTCGGAAGTGGGACCTCGAGATCGTCAAAGGCGATCAGCGAGACTCGGCTGGCATTCGTAAGATCATCAACGATCTCGATCTTGATATCGCACGCATGCTCGGCGTCGAGCACGTATTTATCGGCGGTGGAGATACCGCTGGAACATACGGCGCACACGAGTCAAAGATCAGCGCGCTTGGCGCGTCGTTGAACTCCGAGGTCGGTCTGTTCGCGTTCGTGAGCGGTCAGCAAACCGCTCGACGTCTCGTACGCGCTAACGGTCTCGACCCCGACACAGCAACACCGACTCTCGTTCCGTCGCCAATCATGCGCACGGACATCCTTCGAGCCGTCGACGCGATCATGAAGGTCAACATGGCTGGCCTCAAGACGAACCACCCGGCGAAGAAGGCCGTCTTTGAGGGCGTCGATCTTCCGTGGGAAGAAGAAGACGAGCCAATGCTGCCGCGACTTCCGTTCGGTGGTGGCTTCCCGCCTGCTGATCCTCCGAAGGAGCCAGGCGACGACAAGGAAGGCGACGAGATCGAAGACGCTGACGACCCCGGCGAGAAGGAGCCGAACGACGCAGATGACGATGATGACGTTGGAGGTGAAGCATGAGTGAAATAGTCACCATCGGAACTGCGTCTGCGACCATCTACGGATCGCTCGCGCAGTCGAAGAACTACTTCGGCATGTCATCGTCTGAAGGCGCGCTCGCATTCATGGCATATACGAGCGACGACGATCGCAAGAAGAAGCTCGTCGACGCGACTCGCTATCTGAACAGGCTGGGCTACATCGATGCGTACACCACCTTCGCTGCTCGCGATTCGCTTAACCTCGGCACCGGCGACAACGATACTGCGTTTCCGTGGCGAGCATGCTGCTACGAGCTCGCAGGTCTTGCCGCTGTTGATGCCGACATTCTCGTCGTCGACGATCAGGGTTCGAATATCGCGCGCGCGTACGCAGGCGGCGCCGGCGTCGACTTCTTCCAGCGCACATCAGCAGAAGACGGAACGGCATCACTGTTCCCGTCGATCATCTTGACGATCCTCGGGCCGTATCTCGCTATCACTGCTGACCCGCTCGCACACGACGGCGGCACCGGACAGTCAGGAAGCTGTGATGATCCGTTCGGGCCTGGATCTGATTACGACCGTTCGGAGCCGTGGTGATCCATGGCTGACACTCTCGGAAAGATCCGCAAGGAAGTCGGCAAGGGGCTCATCAAGGCCGGCCTCACGCGTGTCGCTATCCTGATTCGCATCACGCGCGGCGATCGCGATCCGGTGAATCTATCCGCCGGACCTGTGCTCAGCGAGTCATCGCTGGCGTGCCGAGGGATTGTTGTCGTGTGGAAGCGAGCCAGGCTGAATGCAACCGAGGTCAACGTCGGCGATCGCGTCGTGAAGCTGATCGGCCTGTCGCTCGGATCAGTCGTTCCGAAGATCGGCGACAAGATCACGATTGAAGGATGCACTTCGCGCATCGTCGACATCGAGCGCGATCCGGCGGGCGCGACCTTCGATTGCCTGACGAGGTCGTGACATGTCAGAGCGCAGCATGCGCCAGCTGATGAAGCTGATCGCCGAGCGCATCGGTCTCAGCTATCTCGATGTCGCTTCGTGGCTCGAGAGCCAGAACTCGCTCGCTGAGATCGAGCAGCGCATCATCCGTGGCAACTACGCCGGCGCAGTGGCTAACCTCGACGCAGCCGGTCGACGTGTCGCTGCTGACATCCAAGAGAGCTACTTCACCGTCGCGCGCGCTGAGGCTGCGTGGCTCGACGAGAAGGTAGCTGACAGGCTCATCCGCTTCGATCAGGAGTCTCCCGAGATCGTGGCTCGTGCCAGAGCAAACAAGTTCGAGCTCGTCCAAGGCTTCGACCTCGAGAGGAACGAAATCACCAGGCAAATCACCCAGCGCGCCATTGTCGAAGGTGCCCAAGGCGGCATCAACCCGCGACGCATAGCGCAGGACTTTCGAGCCTCGATCGGCCTGACAGCGCAGCAAGAGACCTGGGTCGCCAACTACCGGAGAGCGCTCGAGAGCGGCGACTACCTCCGCGCTACCGTCTACGAGCTCTCGAGCGGGCAAGCGGATCGAACGCTGCGGTCGTACGCCGATAGCGGAAAGACGCTTTCAGCAACTCAGATCGACGACTTCACGGAGCGCTATCGGGCGAACGCCCTCACATACCGAGCCGAAACCATTGCTCGCACCGAAGGTTTGCGAAACGCCAATCTGGGGGCGCAGGACGCGATGACGCAGGCAATCGAGCGCGGCGATGTAGATGCGGCCGATCTTGTGGTCGAGTGGCACGCTGGGCCGGCTACGGCGAACGCCAGAGACCAGCACCAGGCTATGGATGGAGTGCGGGTGAAGTTCGGCACCGACTTCGTGCTCCCCGACGGAACTCGGATGAGCCGACCCGGCGATCCCCGAGGAGGGGCAGAGCACAACGCATCATGTAGGTGCACGGCCAGCACCACGCTCGCGGGGTAAATCGACCCGTCTCTCGGCATGCGCGAACGTACGCTCATGCCGCCACGTAGGAATCAGACATCCCAAGTAGTCGCTGACTATGCGGAGCGCATCGTAGCGAACGACGGCGCACGCACGCCGCAGCTGATGACGACCATTCCGATTCTGGTGCCGGATGCCGCCACGAGCGATATCGACACCGTGTTGCTCGAGAAGTTCGAGGTTGTCGACATGACCTGTATCAAGCGCAACGGCGCTGGTGCAGGCAACACGATGCAACTCAAAGACGGCTCGAATAACAACATTACCGATGCGGTTGCGTGCGCAACAGACGACGCGCTGACTCGCGCGGCGACGATCACCGATACCGGCGATCGTCACATCATCGCCAAGGGCGGAACTCTGCGGCTCACAGCAACGCGAGCTGCTGGTACGCGTAACTGCCTCGTTCTCGTCCACGGGTTCATCCGGCCCTGATCATGACGACTGAAAAGGCGCAACGATACCGGCTCAAGCTGTCTCGACTCGACTTCGTGTCGCTCGTCGACGATCCAGCTCAGCCGAACGCGACCACGCTTCTGATCAAGCGGAAGAACACAGGCACGATGCCGCCTGGAGTTGTGGTCAACACGTTCGAGGGCGCCGCGAAGTTCGTGAAGGCAGCCGACGAACTCGGTCTCGCGTTCTTCTGGGCGTTCACCTCGACGAACGCCGATGGCTCGGATCACTTCGACCACCACGGCGACACCGTCGACCAGGACTTCATCAAAGCGGCGATGGACTTCATGACGGACGCCGGCGGCGCCGTCGATGAGATGCACGACCGCGAGGCTACAAAGGCGCGCGTGGTGTTCGCGATGCCGATGACGCCGGACATCGCGAAGGCGTTCGGCTTCGAGACGAAGACGTCCGGCCTCATGGTCGCTGTCAAGGTCACCGACGACCAACTCGCGAAGCTGAAGGACGGCACCTACACCGGCGTGTCGATCGCAGGCATGGGGACGCGCGAGCTCGTCGAAGAAGCAACCGAAACCGTCGAAGCCGCGCGATCGCCGCACAGCAAATCGACCCCTCAGCCCAAACCAAGCAAGGTGGACAACATGAAGACGGAAGCGGAAAAGATCGCAGACCTCGAGAAGCAGAACGCCGACCTGACGAAGAGCCTCGCTCGGCTGACCTCGATCTCGAAGCTCACCGGAGCGCAGAAGGCGCACTTCGACATGCTCGGCGCTGATGCGCAGGACGAGTTCCTCGCGAAGACGTCGACGGATCGCGATGCGGTCATCAAGGCGCTGGTCGATTCCGACCCCGTCGAGATCGAGTTCGAAGGCGTCCAGTACCGCAAGAGCGCTGGCCCCGGCGTGCTGAACCTCGCGAAGCGAGCGAAGGAGCAGGGCGAAGCGATCGAGAAGGCCGAGGTCCGCAAGGCTGCCGCCGAGATGCTCGGCCT